CACTTAATTCATCAAAATCATAATAATCTACAAGTGTTCCACAAATATAATCATCAACTACTCGCATATTATATAATTTTGCTTTGCCTAAAACTAAATCATTAAAGTTAATATCTATTATTTTATTTTTAAATAAACCTTTTTCTATTCCAATATAATTATTTTTTATAATTCTTTTTAATTCATCTGAATTCATTACAAAATTATACAATTCAGTATTAAATTGAGGGATTACAACATCACTATTATCATCAATATCAATGTACGTATTTTTAATTAATTGACATAACTGAATATCATTTATATTTTGTAATTTTTGATAAGAATTATCTGTATTAAATTGTTTTTGATTTTCAAAATCTAAAGAGAGACTATAATATTTGAACATTGAAATATCAATTAAATTAGATTTAGCTAACATTTCTTGATAAGGTGAAAACGAAAACGCATATTTTAAGTTATTCTTAATATACTCACATTCCTCCTTTTTTCTAATATACTTTTTTTCTTCTTCTGATAAATAATTTATTCCACCCTCATGCTTAGCACCGCATGTACGCATATATGCAGAAACCTCTGTTCCATCTTTTCTTACATAACCACTCACAGGATAAGTTCCTGCGCAGTCTTTTTTAGAATTCATATAACCTCCTTTATTTTTTACATAAAACATAAACTATAAAGCCGTAATTCTCAGTACTTCGTACTCAGAATCTAACCGATTAACTCATTTAAGATTTAACAATTGAAAGATAAATAATTCAAAATTTTATTAACTTTATAAAATACCGTACTATCTTCAAACCCAAACATTTTTTATCTAAAAAACTGGGGCAAAAGCCCCAGTAGGAATTGGTTAATACACCGCAACCGATTTAGCCACAGCATAAATATTACCAGCAAACCCTGTTTTGAAATCAACATTTACTGAACCATCTTTATTCTCAAATCTCGACAAATCTTGAAACTGATAAACATTTACAGTATTTGCTTTAACTGCGATTGTCAAATCACCCAACTTAGCATTTGGATAATTATCACCAGCTTTAAAAATCACCTCTGAAGCTGTCGATGCCGTATTTTCAATACAAACAACAAGCGAATTATTTTTGTTATCAAACGCACGACCAATCGTAATCCCATTTGCGGGAGTAACAACTTGTTTTTCGATTTCAGTATTCGCAATAGATTGAGACATATCCATCTTGGGATATTGAACAGAAATAATATCTCTAGTCATAAAAAATCCTTTCAAATTATGTGTAATAAATAAAATAATTACAGGAATAATCCCAGCAATTATTATGCACGTGTAGATAAAGATAAAGGTGCAGCAACTTTAACAGTACCCAAGAAATCTGCACGAGGAGCACCAACACCATACAGACCATAGCCCTTATATCTCGTATTAAAACTATTTTCAGGGGTATAAGATTGAGTATTCAAATTAGAAGATACACCACCTGCAAGAGTTTTATTTTTAATCCCGAATAATGGATAAAAAATACCATCTTCAGGTTGGGCAACATTATTAGAAACAAGAATTTCCCAACCACAAAGATGTCCTACATAACCTTTAGACATTTTATCGTGCCCTGATTCAACATATTTCAAATCATCAAGTTTTCCAAGATAAAACTGATATTCAGGCGGTACAATACAAACCATATTTCCATCAATCCAGTTTGTGTGCCCCTTTCCATCACCTTTTTTAAAAACAGCCTGCATATAAGCTAATATTTCTTTCGCATAATCAGCATCAAGAGTAATAGCCTTGCCATTATCATCCAAATAATGTGCTGCACGAGTATATAAATTACCATAAGCTGCATCAATACCAGCTGCAAATTGTTTGATAGCATCATTTGTATAATCTTTTGCAAGATTTAATTGTTCCCCACCATCAAATGCTGCCTGAATTTGTTTTTCTTCAATAGCAGTCAATTCGAAATGGAATGCTTTACCACGGTTAATTTTCACTTTTGTAGTTGATGTTGCAGCCAATTCAGGAGATTGAAGTTGTCCACCATCATAATCAAACATTGTTACAGAACCAGGCATAACAATATCAACTTCATCACCCTTTTTTACTGAATCTTTAAAATCAGTATGAGCAAGTTTTCCAATAACTAATTCATCATACAAGTATTTTTTAAACGCTTGATTAAAACTTGAAATAACTAATTGTTTAACAGACATAATAAATCCTTTCTAAACTAATGTAATAACTAAATTTTCGGGCATATTTCATATTAAAAAAGCCGTTATCGAAAAATCGGCGGCTTGAATATTAATATAAAAAATGTTTTCCGAAATGAGAGTAAAAAATTTCTATATATACTTTGCAACAAATTCATCAATCTTATCTAACGGCATTGTATCTACTTTGGGTAGCAAAGTTTTTGTTGAACTTTTTGCATCAGAACCAGAAAATTGCATCGAAGATTTTGCTTCTTCATTTTCTGTTTTAGCAAGTTTAGATTTTTCATACATATTAATACGTGCTTGGACATATTTATCAGTAAGTGACACAAACTTATCTATATCCAAATTAGTACCAAGAGCAAGAAAAGCTTCTGTGAACAAATTTCCAAACTCAGGGTTTTTAAGATATTCATCTTTATCATATTTAGCAACATGTTTTGACATATAATCCATAGCTGAAGTTAATTTTTCAACATTTTCAATTTTTTGTTTTTGAAACTGTTCTAACTGCTCTGTCTTTTTCCGAAGGTCACCAAGCTCTTTAGATTGTTGTCCTTGTTGAGATTCCATATTTTTATAGGCATTTTTTAAATCATCTACTGTTTTAAATTTCCCTAAAATTAAATCAGAATTCTCGACATTCTGAGATTGTTGCAACTGATTTTGTGTTAATGTTTCTTGAATAGTTTGAGAAACATCATTTGTTTTTTGTAAATTTTCCATAAATTCTCCTTAATTCAACTAATAACGAACAATTATATTTTTTGAACCACCACTCCTTTCTTTTAACTTAAAACAATATTCTGAAGGTAAAAGGATTATTTTGTCATTCTTTAATATACCCACACACCTTACTCAAAAAAAATTATTTAATTCGCCAATAGAATTCTGTCAAATAACTTGCAGCATCAAATGGATGCTCTAAAAACTTAAATTCTTTATTAGACCTAATCTGGGTAAAAGTTGGGACATCAACAATACTTGTACCTTCCTTAAAAGAGAGATTATATATATTATAAAGTAGTTTTTTACACCTTCTATCATCAACAAAAAGATGACATTCACCAACTGAATTTTTCACTCTAGCATTAAATACCTGAATTCTCGATAATATTGGAGGATTATAATCACGTAATCGAAATTTATATTCATATCCATATTTTTTTAAAGCATTACGAATAATCGCATAATTTGTATACTCACTCTGAGTGGTACGATTATCACCTGAAGCATCACCATTAATAATAATTTCTGCATTATGATTCGGATATCTGCGAATAAATTCATCTATACACTGTTGTGTCGTAGTATTTTCAACCGCAATCTCATCAAAAAAATATACATTTTCATCATCTTTATAAGCTAAAAGCCAACACATAGGATCAACATTAAAATCACAAGTTAAATAGAGAGGTAAGTTCTTATTATATTTAAAATGCATAATATTTTTTTCAGAAAATCCTTTCACAACAAGCCCTGAGGCATAATCACCAAATTCACCTAAAACATTTATTCTATAATAATCTTCGTCATAATTTTCTCTAAGAGATTGAACAAAATGTTTTGGTAAAAAAGTATTATCTGTTGTAGGAGCAATGATAAGTCTGTAATTTTCCTTTTTATCTTGCACAAATCGCCTATAAATCCAATCTTTATTAGGTTGAGGATTTGTATGACCAAACAACCTATACCTAAAATCATGCCAGCTATCTTGACGATAAGTATTCCTTAAACGACCTAATAATTGTTTGAAAGAAGAATCATCTATTTGAGAAGCTTCTTCAATTTCTGCCCAATGAAGATTTAGAGATTTAAACTTTTCTTCATCATCTAATTGAGAGAAAAGAATTTCTGAACCATTTTTAAATTTAATTATTTTATCAACTTTATTGTAAAAAAAATCTTTTTCTTCTTTAAACCCAAATTGTTCTAAGTGTTCAAGATAAGTTACGAGTGTTGTTTTTCTAACAAGTTCATATTCTCTCGCACCAACTAACCCGCGCGAGCCGGGATACTTATATGCCATAAGTATCCCTAAAAGTGACCCACACCAAGTCTTTCCACTACCAAACCCACCTTGATATATTACAACATCAAGCGGATAGTTATGAGGTATTTCTATGAACTCTTTCTGTTTTCTTAAGAGTTTATATTTAACCATTTGCAGTTATACCTTCTACTTTCTGTTTCAGACAATCATAAATAGCTTGTGTAATAACAGGAATTATTGGAATAATGTATTGAGTAATAATAAATTTTTGAACAGTACCAAGTTTAACAATATTATCAGTTACCCAAGTTGTTATTGCAGCATCAACTCTTGTCTTTTTTTCCTTACCATCAAACTCTTTATTAACATGTTCAATAATTTTAGTAGTTGTTAATTGAATAAGATTTTTTATTAATTGTGCAATATTCATTTTATACTCCTTCCACTGTTTTTGGATAAACAATAAGCTGATTCATTGAACCATAATCATTATTTGCAACAATTAAAGTATCTTCAGAATCAACAGTACAAGCCTTTAGCCCATATTGATAAACTTCATAATCACTATCCTCAGATACAGTTAATAAATCTGTATAATCAGATGTTAAAACAAACGTAACTGTATCAGATTTATTTGAGGTTACTTTCAACTCAGGCACAACAGGTCTACGCTTAAGATTTTGAATTGCAAAATAAACATCATAATTTTGATTTGTATCTAAACCAGAAACAACTACATCACCACTATCGCCTTGAACTAGCGTAATGGTACCATTTTCATCTATATAAAGTGCCATAATCTATACCTCCATTAATTGTTTTCTTAATTCTGTTATTTTATTTGTATAAAATTCTAACCACGAAACACCATCATCACGATTTTTTGGCTCACATATTGCTCTAATACGTTTCAAATCAAATTCTTCAATCTGATTTAAAATTTCAT